TTTCAAGTTGATGGGTGCGCGGTCAAAGAACACTGCCCAGATGCCATCTGCGGCCAGCACCTGTTCACTGCGATAAGTTCGTTTGTCGGTGTTCTCAATCAACACATGCGGTTTTGGTCTACTCATTTTTAACTCCCATGTTTATTTATCAATAAACTCAGCAGTTTTAAAAGTTGCCACCATCCATGGAGACTGTGATCACATCAGTGTTGGTGTTGTCAGCGGGCTCTTGCAGTGCTTGTAACACCAATAAAAGCTTGGTGATATCGGCATGTAAATCACGGGCCTCGATGATGCTTAAAATTATATCTCGTTGTTGCCGGCTTTCGGCAGCTTTGATTCGATCAATGAATCGATTGATGTGCAGGCTCATTTTGCTTGTTCTGCCGCTTCTTGGGTTTTAAATGGTCCCAGATACTTGTATCTTTCCAGCATGATAAACTTGGGGCATTCCACAGTTTCATAATCTCTACGCACTTTTACTCGATACCAACCGGCTGCATACCAACTACGGCTTCGTGGTTCTTTGGTCCATAATGGTAGTTGGTGTTTGATATCAAACACTGAATTATGGGGAGTTTCTGTGGTATGGTATCCGTGAACCTGGTACTGTGGTTGAGTGCTGGGGGCGGGTAAAATGTTTTTAAAATCCACTAACACTTGTTCACGCAACATGTTCATGGTTTTATATACTGTGACACTGTCATTTATCCTCACTGAATACCCTTGTGGCATGTGTTCAATATTGCCTATTTTTTGATCGTTTTCCTGCAAAATCCAATATTGATCGGGTACTACTGTTTTGGCTACTATCATTGTTGTTTCCTTGTAAGATTATCCCAATACACCGTGGTAGGTTTCATTCAACCAACGTGAGTATTGCTCTGCGCTTTCGCTGACTCGATTCAATTCATACTTGCCGCAAAATTTCATAAATCGCACCCCCACTTGTCCCACATCCTTGTGTGAAATCTGTGACGCGATTGCTTGATCTACATAGGCCTTGACATTGTCGGGCTGTGCAGTCAAGTCAACCAAGGTGCAATTGCGTTCATAGTCATCCAACACACGATGCTCGGCACCTTCGTGATCTGACCAACGTTGCAACATCATGTTGTTCCAATTGTAGCCTTTTTTATCACGGTCTTCATAGGCTTCCAAAAGGCCCACCTTGTTCTTGGTGCCTTTTGTTCGCACACCTGGATAGGCCGAAAACACATTGTCACTGGCATCACCACGCATGCACTTCTCGAACAACAGCCATTTGGGATCGGGAATGATCTTGGGCTGTTTGGTCTTTTTGTCAACCACAGCACGATTCTTGGCATCAAAGATGCCGCGTATGGTCAACAACTCGTCGGTGATGCCGTTGTACTGATCCACGTTCTCGCTCAGCAATTGAACAAAGTCGGTGTCGCTTGAAATAACTGTGTGGTGATCTTGGGGGTGCAAAGCTATCCATCGCGCAATGATGTCATCGGCTTCGGCTTGCTCGTGTCGAATCACAGAACAGTTGGTCTGCTCTGCTAGGTATTTAGTGAAAACATCATAGGTCTCCCAAAACAGCTTGTCTTCTTCTTGCTCTTCTTCGGTCATTTTCCCGCGGGCCACAGCACGATTGGCCTTGTAGGGCTTGTAGAAATCTTTGCGCCAGCTTCGACCCTCTAAGGCAAACACCACGTGATCTGCCTTGAATCGTTGATGCATGCGATTCACTGAGCTCAACACAATGTGCAGAGCATACCCAACTTTTTCCCAGCTGTCGGCAGCACGGAAGGCCGCGTGGCGAGCACGGAAAAATAAGTTAGCCGTGTCAATTAGTAGATATCGCATGTTTACGCCAGGTTGTTGTTGATAATGTATTGTAACATAAATCTCTGCCATGCACGGTGAGCATCTTCTCCAAAATGCCAACTATCTGGAGAAACCGTGCCAAAACCGTTGCGGCGCAACCACGAATCAAATGTGGATTCTGGATTGTAGGGATCAATATAGTGTACTCCCCAATCATGTTGTTGTGATAGGGGTATTTTGGCAAAGTGTGAATTGCCGTTGAAAAATACATGTTGTATATTCAACTTGTTTAGCTGTTGATGAAAGGCCCATATTTTTTCATGTGATTGAGTTGTGCATTGTTGCCAGTCAATGTTGGCAACAAATTCTTTGTACTGTTGTTGTAGTTCAACAGGAACGTCATCAATACCCGAAGCATTGACTTGATAGTGGACACCGTCTTCGCCCTGCCATTCTTCGCGTTCCCAGGTGCTCCATTGAATCAACATCAATGTATCATTACACCATCCAGGGTGTTCTTCAATCCATTGCAGTGTGGTGCGAATGATTCGATCATTACTGCTGGCAGATTCAGCGTCACAGTATAGCACAGTTTTGAATACTTGACTTAGCCGGTTACCCCAACTCACTTGAAGATTGTCGGGATGCGGGACTCGCCCCATGTAAAAGTAGCGTCCGTCATCGTTGGCAAAAGCATGCTGATTCACAGCTTCGGCTGCGGCAGCGTGACTGTCACCGTTTACATACAGTCGCATCATTATGATATTGCCTTGATTTTTTCTGCTTCTGCAACTCGCTTGCGCAAACTGCTGGAACTAAAGCTATGGTCACGCCTATTAAATATTACTTGTATTTGTCGACTTTGGCCTTCGGCACGACCGGTAAAGTTTGTATCATTGTATTCTTCGCCCAAAATACGAATATCCAATGGTAGAATAAGCAACAAGTCAATCAAGTCTTGTTCAGTTTGATACACAACAACTTCATCAACATAGCGGCAAGCCGCAAGTTGAATCTGTCTTTCTACGATACTTTGAATAGGTTTGTTCTTGGTATCAGGTCTATCAATAGTTGGGTCAGTTTGTAGTCCGCAAATCAAGTAATCACAATGATTTCTTGCTTCACTTAACATAGCAACGTGACCTGCGTGTAGCATATCAAATGTGCTGAAGGTAATGCCAATCTTTTTACCCTGTGCTTTTAGTTCTTTAATGTGATTGAATATCATGACACTTCTCTCCGTCCGCCACCAATGTCCTTGCTTTTTGTGTATCTAGCCGGAGTTGGATTCATGGCTTGATCTTGTTCCCAAGTTTCCATTACAACATGTCTACACACATTTTGGAACCAACGATCCACCACTTCAGCGTCGGTGTCATCGCGATTCATCATGTATCCAGCACGTACAAGATTGGCAACAAACTTCTCATTCCAATCCAGTTCAAATGCACCTTGATGCAGATTTTCTGAGTCCACTTCCAAACTTAGTATGGCCACATAAGGCTCGCCTTTTTCGTTGGCAATCTCTTTGGCAGATTTTTTTGGAGCCGTCCGGGGTTTTTCCTCTCGGGGAGGAGTTACTTCTGGTTCCGGCTTCTTTTTAAAACGATCAAATAATCCCATGACTACTCCTTAAAATAAATCCACGGTTTCCCAAGGCAAGTTTTCCTTGCCAAAGTGACCATAGTTGGTTGTTGAGCTGTAGATAGGGCGGAACAAGTTAAATCTTTCGATGATACCTCGAGGAGTTAGATCAACATTGTCTTGAATCCATTTAGTCAATCTACGTCCTTGTGCGGCATCAGCAGTTTCAACATAGAAACTCATGGGCTGTGCTAGTCCAATAGCATAACTGATTTGCACAGTGGCCCAAGGTGCTTGTCCACTTGCCACAATGTTCTTGGCAAGGTATCGCATCATGTAGGCAGCACTTCTATCCACTTTAGTAGGATCTTTGCCACTGAAGGCTCCACCACCATGAGGAGCATAGCCACCGTAAGTATCAACAATAATCTTACGGCCAGTAAGCCCAGTATCGCCATCAGGGCCACCAATAACAAATCTACCAGTAGGGTTAATAAAGAATTCAGTTTCATTGTCTACATATTTCTCTGGTAATACTCCACGAATAATATTTTCTACTACCATTCGAACTTGTTCAATGCTAGCACTCTCTGCGTGTTGGGTCGAACACACAACTTTGGCAATACGGAGTGGTGTGCCATCATCATTGTATTCAAATGTAACCTGACTCTTGGCATCGGGTTCTAGCCAGGTTACAATACCATTTTTACGTGTATTAGTCAGGCTCCGCAAAATTTCGTGGCTCCAATAAATTGCACTTGGCATGTGCGCTGTGGTTTCGTTGCAGGCGTAGCCAAACATCAGGCCTTGATCACCAGCACCAAATGTGTCAGTACCTAGTGCAATATCGGCACTTTGTCCGTGTAGTAAGTTAGTAATCTCTACAGTACGCCAATCAAATCCAGCCTGCTCGTAACCAACATCACGGATCACTCTGCGCACAGCACTGTTGATGGCTTCATCAGGCACCAAGCCTTTGAACTCGCCGGCAATGATGACACGATTGGTTGTGACCAGGGTTTCACAGGCGCAACGTAGCGCCGGGTTCTTCTGTGCCATAAACAAATCTAAAACAGCATCACTGATGGCATCAGCAACTTTATCAGGGTGCCCTTCACTAACACTTTCACTGGTAAACAAATAACTCATTAATTTCCTTTTAATTTTACCAACTATCAACGTCGGTGATGTCTATCTTAATTGATTGCCTGGGATCAAACTCAATGGTGACTGTGGCACCAATGCCGCTGGTGCTTTCTTCACTCCATGCTATTTGATCCACGCTGTCATACATTTCAAAAACTTCTTGCAAGCGTTCAAACTGTTTACGTGTGATTACAATCTGTGTCATCATGTACCCCAGGCATTGCGCCACAAGTCAACTTGGAGTCTTGGGCTGTAACGATATCCACGTTTCATTGCCATGTTGGCAACTTGTTGGGTATTGAGATTGTAGACATCAGCAACACCGCCCACCGGCATTAGATACACTGGGCCGGTAAATCCAACTTCTCGATACTCGGCCACAGCACGATCAACATCAATTAGATCTTCTTCGGTGGAAATAACAAACTTGAGGTATGTCATACCAATGTCATCAAAGCTTTTGACAATGTCAGGTCTAATGGCATTTTCCCACTTCTCACCTGAACCGGGAAGTTTGGGACTTACACTGAATGTAAGACGATCGCGATACCGGCCCCAATTTGTAAAGTCTTGATGCAGGTACTCCCATACTTCGGGATAGAGTTCTTGACTGCCATTGGTTTCAAATGTCAAGTTGCGCAGGCCATGTGCACGATTGATTTCAATTAACTTGGGATACAGTTGTTGATAAGCCAACAACGGCTCACCACCAGTGATTACCAAATGAACATCATCACTGATGGGATCCATGCTCCACTTGTTGTTGGGAACCAAGTCTAACATGCGTTCAGTAATTTCCTCAGGAGTTCCAATTTCAGAAAAGTGTTTGAACTCGGGATAGATGCTGGCATAACTGTCGCAGCCACTTTTTACCAGCGGCAAGTCTTCAAACTTGGGATAGAGCGTGATATTCTTGATGATCTCAGCAACTTCGGGATTGGCTCCGTCGATTACCTCGTTGCGATCTCTGCCAAATTTCTTGCATCGAAAATTGCATCCGTATGTGCGAAAGAAAACGCTGGGTACTCCGGCCCAGCGTCCTTCTCCCTGCAAGCTATAAAATGTCTCGGTGTAGTGTATTTTTTCCATAGTATATTGTAACAGAATGTGTTGATATATGCAAGAGTTTCTTGCTCAATTTTTATCTGGGAATGGCCAATTAGTGCTGTTTACACCTGCGCCAGGCTTTGGGCGAGATTTTAGTTTTACCTTTTTTTTGATCACTGTGCCATCTTCTTCACACAGACTAATCTCAAAAGGTGCATATATCACAACCTGATCATCCTCGACACCCCATTCGTGTTCGCCATCAAATAACCAGGCGGCGCCACCTTCGTGGTAGGATTCTTTGATCTCTTGTTGCTCTGTTTCAGTGATATCATCACTAAATTCCCACTCGATTCCTATACTGTCGTCAAATTCAGCACCCCAGCCGCAATCGGTTCGAGCATAAGCAATGTCGTCCTCTTTCCAGGGCAGATTGCAATCTAGATCCTCTTCAACAAATCCTTGTCCCCATCGATATGTTTCACGCATAGTAAACCAACTGACAGTATCATTGTCGTTTTGGCGAAACATTTCTACCACCCATTGAACACTTTTCTTTTCCAGAGGTTTGATTACGTATACAGTCATTCTTCAACTCCGAAATGTTGTTTAATTAAATCCGAAGCAAGGAATGGTTCCGCAGTATCAGCAATCTCGGCACATTTAAGAACAATCAACTCGGCAAACTTTTCTAGAGTTTTGCCACCCACGTCTGGATAATGACTACCACCTGCTTGCAGTGCAAGCTCTTTAATTTGCTCGTTCATTCTTCTTCTCCTGAGTATACTACATTGCCTTCTTCATCGGTCAACTCCAGCGGTCCTTGCAAGATGTAATCTGTGTCATTGTTTGACCAACCTAGTTCTTCCATGCCATCAAAGTAATCTTCATCCCAGGCTGTTTCAATCTCTGCTTGTTCTTCTTCCGTCATGTCTTCGGGGAATGTCCATTCAGCCCAGCATCCATCGTCAAGGCTTGACAGTTCCCAATCATAGTCGCTTTCGCTGAGATTGTATTCTCCATCCTCTGGTTCGATAACAGGTTGTTCATCACTCTCGCAATAGAATTCGCCCCAGCGATAACCTTCCTCACGAATGATTACTTTGCCGTCCTTGCACCAGAACTGCTTTTCAACAGCACTTTTTTTGTGTAGAGTTTTGAGTGTCCAAGTTGCCATGATTACTTCCTATCGCCAAACAACTGCAACAAGTTCAAGAACAAGTTGATAAAGTCCATATACAATGTCAATGCACCACGTACTTCTGCAACATCACTTGCGTCTACACTGAGTTCCTCACGTATCTTTTGCGTGTCATAAGCAGTGAGGCCAAGGAAGATGATGATTGCTAGTGCGGAGATCACCATCTGCATCACGGTGCTGCCAATAAAGATGTTTACAATACTGGCAATACAGATGGCGATCAAACCCACAAACATAAACTTGCCCATGCTGTCAAGACTCTGTTTGGTAAAGTAGCCATAGCCACTCATTACAGCAAACAGTATAGCCGCACCCATAAATGCTGACACAATCGATCCCATGGTAAACACCGCAAAGATCATTGCAAAACTCAAGCCCATTAGGGACGCAAAACCATGTAGGCAAAGTTGTGCTGTGCCTTTACTAGGATTATTACCTAGGATCATAGCAACACCAAAGATCGCCGCAAGTGGTGAAAAGATCACAATCCATTTTATTACACCTGTAAAAAAGAATTGTAGCAACTCTGGACTAGATCCCACAAAGTAACTCACAATCATTGACACAATAACAGCCAGACTCATGTGTCCATACACACGACCCATTGCTGAGTTAATTTCACTGGCACTGCGATATGCGATTCCGCCTGTATACGTTGTTCCAAACATGATTTTCTCCTTAGTTGTCTAATTCCATTTCGCCGGCTTCTTTAACTAGAGCCAGTACTTCGTCCAAGGTGTTGCACAAGATCTTGGCACTGACGTAGTCACCTTTCTTGTTGCGTCCACCAGCTTCTACCATGAAGCCATTGTCATATCTATTGATAGTATATGACTCGTTGATTTTTGTCAGCTTGTCGCTGAACTTGTTTACTGATTTTGCTGTTGCCATTTAAGTCTCCTTTAAAAGTTTATTGTATCTTTCGCCCCAAAATTCAGCCGCATCCTGATGAGCTGACATTAATGGATGCCATGTATCTTTAGTAATTTCGTGCCCGTTATGCTCACACCATTCTAAGAAATTCATACCATGCCATGATTCTAAGTGTTGTATCACAAGATCTTGCAATGTTGCAATGTATCCAGGTGCATGCCAATCCTTGACAAACAATGTTTTATCCATGTAGGTTTGTACATTAACAATACCGCGCTGTTGTAAAAAACTCTGTGCCGCACACATGGCTTGAAGACTACGCCAACGATCCCAGACTGTGCTGTTACCGGCATAGTCTTTGTAGAGAGAAATTAATCTATCAGCTTCGGTTATGCCTACATGATTTTCTAGTTTGACCGGTACACATGTTGGCCCCAGCGTTACCCAGGACTCTGAATTAACAATATAAAAATCCCAACGAAGTGCCCAGGTCCAATTGATTACTGCCAGTACATCTTTGTGACTGTTAGTTGCAAAATAGCTGTAAATTTGTTGTGCAATATTTTCGTTGCCACACCCCGGAACCGAGCAAGTGATGTAATCAACTTTGAGGTTTTTGGCAACCAAGGCAGGCCATGCTAGTTCGCCATTACGATTTCCGGGAATCTCAGTTCCCCATATAAAACTATCGCCAAACGAAACAATTTTTTTCATTTTATAAAAGGTTCTAAATTAGGAGGAACCCAACCCACCGGCTTGAGTACCTTACCGTCCTCACGTTTACGTACCTTGCCTGTGTCTCGATCAATCTTGGCAAAATTGGTACTCATGACTTCTTTCCAAGCACCTTCGGCATCCCAACCGGCACTGTGAATAGCACCGATGGTAACAACCAAAATGTCAATTAGTGCGTCTAATACTTCTACATCGTCGTTGTTGGCCAATGCTTGTTTTAGTTCAGTATGCTCTTCTTCGATTAAAGCGCAATACATATCAAATTGTGATCCTGGAGGACCATCACAATTTTGATCGCAGGCCCGCATAAATTTTTCTTGATCTCTAAATGGATTTGTCATGATTAGTTGGGTTTAAATTGCATTTGTGCGTTGGGTAGTCGGCGCATGTGATCATTGACATCTGACGCCAACATTTTTTCCCAAGGGTCTTGTTTACCAGCAACGACATTTTTCCAATAGGTTAGGTCATATCCGCGATCTTCAAGATACTTGCACAGTTTGTAAGCATCTTGAATTCTATTATCTCGTTGAGTGACATAGTTAAAGTCTCTGGGGTCGTTGGGGTTGCCTTCAAATATGGTTCGATTTTGAAATGTAGAATCGTTGTTGTTGCCGGTCAAATCAAATCTATTATGCTCCACACGAACTGGGATCCGAACCATGATGTCCAGCATCCAAGCAATCTGACTGATGTAAGCATCATTGAGTTGGTGTGTGCTCAGATATCCCAGCTGTTCAAACCAGGCTCTTGGCACAATGGGGAAAATGCTATAAGGGTGTTTGGTGTGGGTGTCAAATGCTTGAATACAGAATTGATCCTTGTGAGATAAAATAACTGTGTCCCATCCCTGATCCAGCATCACAGCATCGTCATTCCAAAACACCCACCAAGGAGCAGTGGCGTGCGGTCCCATCTTGTTTAGGTATTGATGCAAGTTCTGATAGCCCATGGGCTTGAACCCCAGCACAATATATTGACTACCGGCCTCGTTTAATATTGGCACAATGTTCTCAATAAAATAAGTTGAAGACTCGGTGTCGTCATTGTCAAAACCTAGTAGGAACTGTATTTGCGATGCATCATCGGCAAGATCCACTAGACTACGTATGCTGTCCAGGAGCATTTGTGTTCTGCCCCGGCTGGGCAGTAAGATTGAAATGTTTTTATCGCTCATGTTATCCTAAGGTATTTTACATATTATAACAAAGTACCAGCAAGATTGCAAGTATCTTGCCAATATTGTTGTTCAAATCACTGTTGAGTAGACCGGCATTCCACTGTGGCTTTGCCGTAATTTCGTCGTCGGCCAAAGTAAAATAATTCTAAAAATCTGGAAAAACTAATGTCGTGATCTTCTAGAAAATCCAACTTGTAGGTCGACTCAGTCTGTACAAGATCACTACCAAATGTAAGGTACTCCCAAATATTGTAGTCTAGCACAAGATCTTCCGGGTAAGTGTTGATAGCGTCATAGGTTACAAAATATCTACGTTGCAACTTAACCAATGCGTCTAGTAATTTATCTGGTAAATTGTATCTCTTCATAAAATTGTACAGTAGCCCAAACACCGCATCGTATTGTTTCTCGATGTGCATGTTGATCACAGTACGATGTATCAAATTCCAACCGTGAATCTCTATTTCAAATTCTGGATGATCAATTTTTCCCTGTGTCATCCAATTGTAATAGTATTTTTTTAGTTGTTCTTGTTCATTCACCAGCCATGCATCAGTCTGTATAAACTCAAACAGCTCTTCGTAGAAATCATGATAACTAACTCCAGCATAGCGATTAACAAATCGACTCAACAGTGTACTAGTGCCGTTGATGTGAAAGGTGTTGATAAACCAAGAGAAAATATGTGCATCAAGCATTTCATCAAAGGACAAATCTTTGGTCGAAGTTATAATTTCAATGCTTTCTTCAACATGCTCGTTGCTATAGCTACCGGCAAAATAATCTGTCACAGGCTGACTGGTTATTTTATATATTTTTCGTTGTAGTAAATTCATCTCTGCATTTTCCAACAACTGTGCTTGGAAGATGGCAATACCAGTATGATTGCCCATGTCAAACAATTTGTAAAAATTGTTTTTCCACGTTTGCAGACTTTCACCAGGAAGTCCTAGTATAAGTTCAGTATAGGTTGGAATATTTCGTTGCTCGCACATTTTAAAAATATCAGCAAGACGATTCATCTCCATGTTCTTGCGATGTATATTTTCCAACACACCTTCGGTGAGAGTTTGCACTGATAATGTTAGGCCTTGATTGAACCACCTAGTGTCAAGCAGACGTTTGACAATGTCAACAACTTGTTTCTGTTGATTCTTTGCCCACGCCAGTGACAACATTTTTGGAGCACCGTAGCGTTCTTGGCATTCGATAATCTTGTCGGCGATCATGCCATCACGTTCAGCAAACATACCAAAGTTGGCGTCAGTTATACTGATAAAATTAAAATTATTTTTACCAAACCATTCTATTTCTTCAAATACGCGATCTAATTCAAACTTCTTGACTTTGCTGTAAGTTAGACTGCCCCAGTCACAGAATGTGCAGGCATACGGGCAACCTCTGTTTGTTTCCAGGGTTGCTTGCCACATAGTGTCAGGATGTTCGGCCATGAGTTTGTCAAACACACCCAATAGATACGGGCTTGGAAGCTGTTCCAAACTTTCAATGCGCTGTGCTGAACCAGTACTAACGGCTTTACCATTTTGGTTTATCAGTAAGCCAGGTATAGTTTCAAATTGTTTGCGCTCAAATTCTTGTAAAATTCTTTTGATGGTGATTTCGCCTTCATAGCATACCACCAAATCCATGAATGGATTTTTTACAAATATATCTGGGTCAGTGACAGCCGGCTCGGGTCCACCAAAAATAATCAGCACCGCGGGATTGAGTTGTTTGATTTGTCTTGCTAGTTCATAGTTATAATTGTGATTCCAAACATAGGTGCTAAACGCCACAACATCACATTGACTCAACCTTTTGGCAATGGGCTCGACTGCATCACGCCGCCACACCCATTCAACAACTTCAAAGTTGTCTTTGATCCATGGATCCGAAATAGCATACCCCCACAACACCCCAGCCGAGTACGGCAGGTAAAAAGCATTTAACTCTTTGGGGCCTTGTTGAAAGTTTGGCTGGACCCATGCAATTTTATAAGTCATTGTTAATCAGCTCTACTACTTGTTTTGCAGTTGCAGGACATAGAGTCCAACCCAAGTGCCCGTGTCCTGCGTGATAAAACACCTTTGGATTTTTGTTGCTTTGCTGAACAACCGGCAACATATTTGGCGTCATTGGGCGCAAACATGCCCATTGTGTGTAGTCGTGTGTGTTGATATCAGGAAAATTAGTGTGTACCCAATCTAATAATGGTTGAATTCGATCACGTCTAATATCGTAATTTTCTCCTGCAAGTTCTGCAGTGCCTGCGACACGTAATCTATTACCTAAAGTTGCAGTAACAATCTTTGCTTGATCATCTAACAAACTTACCTTGGGCAAATACTTGGGATCAACGTCATTGATTGTGATGCTGTAACCTTTGACAGGATAGATACCTAGACTGTCACCTATACTATTTGCTAACTTTTCGGAACCAACTCCATTGGCCACAACCACTGCATCATAATATGAAACATCTTCAATGTGTTTGATTTGCCAACCGTAGTGAAACTCAACACTGTATTTCTCTTTAAGTATCTGTTCCATTTCATAGCAGAATTTGTGTATGTCTCCCACAAAGTCAGATTTAGTCCATACCCCACCTAAAATATTATCTAATCGAAACAGCGCCGGATCTAAACTAAGTGTTTGAGTTGATGTTAAAATATCCCACTCTACACCATTGTCCTTGTAAATTGTTTTTGATTGTTTGGCAGTATCAAAATACTGTTCATCTTTGTAGAAATGTAAGATACCTGACGGACTATAATCAAAGTCAATGTTTTCGTCCTTGAGAATCTCTTTGTACAATTTGCGGGACTCTAACCCTAACTTGATAGTTGTTTCGGTGTTCTTTTTGTAAGCCCCGGTGGCGGTGTAATAAAGAAACTTTGCCAACCACTTCCATTGTGCCCAATCAAGACGTGGACGTATTAGTAATGGAGCATCCTTCTTGAACATCCACTTAACGCCTTTTTTAACATTGCTCCATGTTGTCCAAACTTCGCTGTTGCTAACAGAGACTTGCCCACCATTAGCAAAGCTAGTGCGCATGGCAGGATAGCGTTCCTGCTCGTAGACAGCAACGCTATATCCTTCACGGGCAAGGTAGTAGGCTGTGGTAATACCGGCAATGCCGGCTCCAATGACTGCTACACGTTTCTTCACGCAAACAAGTCCTCATTCCATTCACGATGACCTTCACGGAAGGCCATGTTGCTTTGTGTCTCACGCACTTCTACGCGATAGCACCAAAGACGAGCCGCTTCACCAGGCCCCCACATCTCTGGAATGTAAACACCATTAACATACTTGTACAGCATATCGGATAGTCCTTCACAGCCCAGCCGAGGTAACACAACTACTTTGGCCATTTTTTTCTCTACCAACAAGTTGTAGGTTTCCATCTCGGGATCATCTGCCGCAACAATCAGTGTATGGTCAAATTGGTCTTCTAGCGTTTTCTTTAGTTCTTTGAGACCACCATAATCAGCGGCCCAGTTTCGAACATCCAGATCGTTGGTGCCAAAGTAAAACTTCATACTGAACGAGTATCCATGAATTAAATTACAGTGGCTGTCTGCCCTCCACTGTCTGTAGGCGCATGGAAATGCGTCGTGATATTCTTTTGTCGAGGTATATTTGTATGTGATGGGTGTCATGCTGTTTTCTCCTATGTTAATTATAGCATAGGCTGGCAGAGTTTGTAAAGCGGGATGAAGCCAAGACCGCTTAGAAAAGTATTTATGCTGGTAGTTGATAGCCAGTTTTCTTGTAGTTTGCTTGTCCAAAAATAACTCCTCGGACACCGCCAACTGGATCTGCACAGTCTCCGTTACGTCTGGGAATCAAATGTACATGTGGATACATCACAGTTTGTCCAGCGGCCACGCCCATGTTGATACCAACATTAAAAGCATCACAGTCGTTGGCATTGACCAGTGATTGTCCATACCGTAGTGCCGAATCAAAACAGTCACGTATCACGTCCACTGTATTGTAATTGGGCACAAAAAGCAAATGTCCCATTGTTACTGGAAACCGATCTTGAAAAACAGTGACATGAAAATCACTGAGTTCCTCAACTTGAATATCCCATGGTGCAACACCATCTTTTTGTGCTTGTTCTAAATCAGTGGTCATTTTTAAAAGTTTGCAGTGTAGTAGGCTCGAGCATTGCTAGTGCCATCTTGAGCTACCTGGGCACGGAATCCCACACTGTGTTTGGTATTACCAGCATCATTAAAATTGTGTTGATACTTGATACCCAAGTATGTAATTGGTGTGCTAACTAAACTATTGTTAATTTGCGTGTACTTCATAGTACCGTCGGCATCAACGCTGGTTGGTACATTAAAGTTCACTGCACCCGACGCCACAGTTGGCTTAATACCGGCAAACAAATTCCAATCCTTGTACTGATACCCACCCATGGCGTGCACAGCAAAAATTGGTGTTACATTAGAAACTAGGCCACTGGTGTGGTTGACACTAGTCATCATAGCACCACCTTGTGCCCACCAACCTTGTGGTTGACCAAGCTTGGTTTCACGCTCACCAGGCTGGTACAATGCACTGTATTCTGTGGTGAATGCCGACTTAGTTTGTCCATAAGCACCACTAAAATTAACAAACGGATTGTGGGTGCTATTGGTCATGGTCAATTGATGAATAGTAGAACTGCTTGCTTCGTCGGGACGCTTTGGCAACATTCTTGAATCTATAGTTAGTGTGGCATCTGCACCAATTTGGTTGCCAGAAAATGGTGTTTGTAAATTTTGCCCAGCTACTAGGCCAGTCCAACGACCACTCCAGTTATATCCAGGATCAGCATCCATCATTATTGGATTACTCATCAAGTTGTTGACGGCCGCACTACCTTTCATGTCCACGCTAAAGTCTCGCTGAAAGCTGTCAACCACTGACACCGAGCTCAAGGTAGATATAGTGCTAGCCGAAGTGCTGGCTAGAGCAATACCACCTGATAATGGCACAGTAGAATTGGTTCGGCCATTAAGTGCAATACCAAGATTGCCCACAGGCTGGGTGGCTCGGTCCAAGTCCAGTAAACCTTGTCCCATGATGTCGGGGTTGTAACCCGGGAGATTTTTATTGGCTGTTTTTAACAGTAGTTGAACTTGATTTGACGCAGTCATGTAGGGCCATAGTTGATTGACCACTGCCAGTGCACCGGCAGCCACAGCAGATGCCTGGCTAGTGCCACTCATGGCCTTGGTGCCTGTTGCACTAACTGTGATGGGTGACACACTGTTGACTAACATACCAGGTGCTAAAATATAAAAGTCGCTGATCTTGTATTGATCTAAACAGGCAGTACCGGCTACATTTTTACACACAGTGCCTGCACCCGCACCCTCGATCCGCCCGGCTTTTGCGTTCCAATTACCCACCACCAACATTTGGCCGTTTAACAATAATTTACCATTGGCATCGGTTGCTGTGGCAAATGTAGCTGGATTTTGCGGATAAGGAACACTTTGGTTACCGGCACTGACTGTGACTGCTAATTTAGGTGTCAATGTCTGTGCCCATGATTGTGGCGATTCAAGATTGTAATAATTTTTGCCACCATAGTTGGGATCTGAACTAGCATATATTCCGGGACTCAGGACCTTGACCGAAGCAGTGTATGTTGCGGCATAATTTGTATTTGCTGACAAGTTGGCCACTACAATATCAGGTTTGTTGGCGGCCCAGGCCAAGGCGCTGGCAGCATTACTGCCAACAATGTTTGAAGTATTACTGAGTTTGACCACAGCAAGGTTGGCATCAAACGCAACACCTGTGGGAGTAACATTGTTACGTGCACCTGCAACGATTCCGGCAATGCTGGTACCGTGACCTACAACGTCTTGCAATCCAGTGCCAGTGATATCAAGTTGATATTTTATTTTACCTGCAAATGCTGGATTATTGACATCAATGCCAGTGTCCATGACCATAACAGTGCTGCCTTTGCCGGTCCAACCACGTGCCCAAGCTGCCGCACTGTTGATGTACTGGTTAGCACCATTATTATACTGAGTATTCTCCCAGGACTTGGGCATACTACTAAACACCGCAGTTGGTGTTCCCCGATAAGGGCTATGTCCATAGTAGGTGGCTGCATTAAATGTATTGGTTGGCACAATGGTAATAGCTGGAGGAGCAACAACTACAGCAGTTGGAGACGGAGTAATTATTGTACTACTGGCCAACGTCCTCACCGTTGATGGGGTAACCGTGTTCCTAGTATTAATAGTGGTGGTCAACAAAGTTTCAGTTACTTGTTTGGTGCCATTGCTGAGAGTAACTGTGGTAATTTGATAACGTTTGTCCTGTGCTGTGATGGGTGTGGTAGTTCGAGTTTGCACTAAATTATACACATTTTTTACCACAGATCCATCGGCTTGTTTCACTGTTTGTGTGTCAGTGTTTGTGGTTTTGACCACAATTGGGGTACCTGCACTAATCACAGTCGACTCAGTTCGATATGTAATTTTTTTAGATACCACTGTTTGTGCAGTGGCCAGACCACTAATCAGCACAAACAATATTGATGCAATATATTTCATAAAATCTCCAAAGTAAGGATGTTGTTAGGTTAGTATAGCACTAGACCAATTATTGGTCAAGTACTAGTTGACCCATAAGTTTGGTGTTTTACCTTGGTGCAAACTCTTGTTGCAGTTTGATGTTGTCAAAAAACTCTTTCTTCACACTAGGATCGTCTTTGAACGCACCTTTGAGCACAGTGGTCTGTGTTAGACTAGAGTGTGCCATAATACCACGATTCTCACAACAACCGTGTGTGGCTTGAATGTACACTGCTACGTTTTCGGAGTCAGTAGCCTTACTAATCTCACGGGCAATGTCATTGCAAAGTTCCTCCTGGAGAGTACCACGTCGGGCACACCATTGGGCAATTCGGGTGTACTTGCTGAGTCCGATGAGCTTTTGTGCGGCAATAAGGCCAATATAAGCAACGCCAGCCACGGGTTGGTGATGATGGCTACACATACTGCGAAGCTCGCTACGAACAACCAACATACCTTCGTAACGGTCCTGCGAGTCGTTTGGAAACGCTGTGGCGTCTGGTCCTGGTTCATATCTACCCTCCATAATTTCATTGAAGTACATTTTGGCAAGTCGTCTTGCAGTACCTTTTGAGTTGGGATCGTTCTCACGATCAATAAGCAACCGATCAAGCACTAGTTCAAATGCTTCTGTTGCTTCATCTATAAGGGTATGTTTCATTTCTTCAGAAACATAATCACTGATGTTGTCGCCTGCCCAAAAACGTTTGTTATCACGCTTCATCTTGGTACGAATGGCATCTGCTAGATACGCTTCTTCGTATCCCTTGTCGCTCATCATTTCTGCGGCTTTTACAATTGGGCTTTGATGAGCGTGTGGTATAAATGCGTTTTTTGAGTCTGAATGGATAACGGGATGCGGGATAAAGTCTTTGGTCAATTTGTTTCTCCGAGTTAATGACGTGGATGTCTTTGTGCTATTGTAATATATTTAGATTGCAAAGTCAATCTATAATTTTAATTTTTCTAAGATCTGGATACTTTACTGCAATTGGTGCGGGAGTGTTTTCTTTGATTCCCTCCAACAAGGCCAATGCAGTTGTGGCTTCTTCGATGGTGGGACGGTAATGGTAGCCCACATGAAATTCTTTTTGAGTCTCCCAGGGGCTGATTTTGAGATCACGCCCATCACTGCGCTGTTGTATCAATTTCTGGTAGGCTTTCTGGTCATCCAACAAGATTGCACCACCGCGTCCAATATGCAATGGTTTGCCGTGACCAAAACTTAGACACTGCATTTTACCGGGTCGGTACATGTCCCGTTCAAGACGCCGTGCACTGTCCCAGACTCGAGTATAAACAAACTCATATTCGCCCACCCATGTCTGCTCAGGCTCATCTAAATACACGTAGTGAATGCCCAGTTTATGCATGGTCATTGGCACACTGAGGTAGGTGTAAGGAGTCATTTTTAGTCCACGTACACCATCATATTTCAAGCACATCTCAATGGCATGAGTGCAACAATCAGTCATGATGACATAAGGCGCACCTGTAAACTCACCTAAGGCTTTTTCAAATTCAAAAATTTTATCGAACATACCAATTCCAGGCATGTTGCACAATGTAGTGAAGTGTATTATATTGCCACTTGCCAGCAACTTTTTCAAATCTGCCAGCATTGGCTGTGAGCTCGCTTGGATCTCCGGGTCTAGGATCACCTATGGTGACTTTGAGTTTGCGTCCAGTGATTGATTCGGCCATGGAAATAATTTCCTGATTACTGGTACCTTTGTTGCTGCCAAGATTGTATACTCCGGTTGGAATATCATCATCCAGCGCACGAATATGTGCTCTTGCAATGTCCTCAACGTGCACATAATCTCGAACACAGGTTCCGTCATTGGTGTTAAATTGATTCCCGTTTAACACAAATTCTTCGTCGTCACGCAGGCTTTCTAGCACCCGGGCAATGATGTGTGTGGCACCTGGCTCTTGACCATGGCGGGCTTGACTATCAGCACCGCAGGCATTGAAGTATCGGAAAATCACTGGTTGCACCCCATACGCACGGAAATAACTTTGTAGCATCATTTCAGTCATGAGCTTGCTTTCACCGTAGGGACTTAATGGCAGTGCTGGATCTTCTTCCTGACATGCACCCATGATGGGCTCGCCGTATACCGATGCCGAACTGCTGAAAATGATTCGAATGCTAGATTGCAACTTGGCCGAAACAACAGCATCTATCATCTTCTTTGTACGTACAAAGTTGTTTTGATAGTACAGTTCCGGATCACTGACACTGGGACCAACTAAACTTGTTCCGGCACAATGAATAATTGCCGATGGCTGATGCATAAACATAAAGTCAATGGCACCTTGGCTGGCAAAATCTCCTTGGTATACGTGAGACAATGCCGTTTGCACGTTCGTAGGACATGGACGAATGTCAACTCCGACTACGGTGTATCCTAAGTCGTTTAGTTGAAGTGCAGTTTGGCCTCCAATGTAGCCCGAACTTCCAGTAACAACCACAGTTTTTGTCATATATATTCTTTCAAAGATCGTTCAAGACCCCATAGGTCAAAATTGTGCGATGCCAATTTGGCACCATTGCCGGTGAAGCATTGGTCGCTGGTGGATAAAAACTTTACAAGGCCAGGGTCAACTCCGTGTTGTTCATAGTATATACGCAACACATCGCTTAGTCTATGTTTCTGATCATAGACAAGATTTACATCATTGTATTTCAAATTACCTTGTATGGTTTGGTCAATTACCACTGCAAGATCGTGTAAACTAAACAAGTCAAGAAACCTGTCATTTTCAAATCGAAAGCGGCGATTGGCAGATATATTTTTTACCACATCTTGTAAAGGGGCAACGTATTCAGTATCATGTTGACCAAAACTACCAAACATTCGTAGGTTATAAAAGTTTGGTAGCTGTGTCACCAATCTAGCAATGATGTTTTTACTGGCGCCATGCAACTGTGACGGATACCGTTGAAATAATTCTTCCTCGGTAGTTTGATCATTGTTGACTTCAACGTCAAACTCGGCACCTGATGCCAGATTTATAAACTGTTGATAGTGCTGTTTACAACTGGCCAAGTTGTTAAACATAAAAAGGTTGTTTTGAAATATTGCTGGATTTAATGTACGAACAGCCCTGCGCCCATAAGTGGCACAATGTATTATGGTATGAAAGTGTTTGTCAGCAAAGAAGGCTTGGACCATCTCTCGATCCAACAAGTCCAGGTCATGATGATTGATGGCAGTGACATCATAGCCTGGTAAATTGTTTGTTAGGTACGACCCAACAAGTCCGCTAGCGCCGGTAATTAGTAT